CCATGAGCTGCGGTTGTGGTTACTACGCAAGGATTAGCTTGCGTAACACCTGCAATCAAAGCTCGGTAAGCAGGGACTCCTCCGCTAGTGTCGGCTACGGTAAACCCGTTAGCCGCAACATCTAAAAAGTTCTTATTTCCTGTGACCCCGCTATCCACGATTACCTGTTGAGAGTAGGAATGCGCATCAGTTGTTTGATCTCTAAACCAAATAGAGACCGGCAATGCTGAAGTAGTTTCCCATTTGGTAAGGTTGAAAAAGCTTACCTTATCCGGTTGGAAATTGAATGTGAATGTATGAGCAGTTCCCGCCGAGATGAATCGATAGGCTTCTGTCATAGTTCTTCCTTGAAATAGATCAGACATAGTTATTCTCCTTAGCCTTTAGTTGATAGCAGTGTAACGATATGGCGATCGTCTAAAATCGCTGCGTTAAACCAAGCTGTGAAACCCATTGATTGAAATCTGTTTAGATAATCGTTAAATCCAAGTGGTTTGAAGATCATCTCTGTTGCAACTTCATCAATTCCCACATAACCATAAGCATTTGCGCCAATGAATGTGTTCCTGTAAACAGGGGGTGTTGCACTAGAGAACTTAACTAGTGTAGATGTTACCCATCTAGCCTCATCGGTTGCCCCGAATTCTGCCTGTAGTGCTGGTTCTTGTGATCCGTATTGAGCCGTTGGGACAAAATTGTCCAATGCTCGGATATCTGGTTTCAGCTTGACGTTTGCTGTTACCCAATATGCTGGCTCGACGGGACCTGTTCCAAATCGCGAAGTTCCTTCGATAACAGGAGACATTTTTTCTGTATCCCCTTCATCCAAGTAAGAAATCGCTCTCTGAACGTCTATAACCGTCAATTCTGTAATCGGATTTCCGTTAGTCCCATTCAGGCATGAGATCTCAGGCACCGCGCTTTCAAAAACATCGGCTGTTACCTTGTCAAGCATGGTGTGCATGGTTTGAGATAAGTTATCAGCTACTTCGTTAGCTGTATCATCTTCAACAACTAACAAAACTTTTTTTGAAAGCAAGACAACTTTTCCGAATTCCTGCACTTGGACATGAATATCAAATTTGTTGACTTGTTCTGGTGCGGGGTCTGCATCTTGAGAAAGAACAACTGGATCTGAATTGAGGTTTTCTTGTCTGCGAAATGCAATAGTGTCTGTGTTTTTTGCTGGAAGGCTAAACGCTCTTCCAAACATGTTATGAACACATCTAGGTTTTGGCCGTTGCAATAGTGCGCGATGCGCCCATCGATCCGACATCGACCCGTAAATGGCTGTTGTGGTAACTGTCATGGTTTATTCTCCATTACCTACCTCTGCGCTTTTGGCTCCTCCATTTAGAAAACTCATCATCCGACATGTTCATCACATCGATCGTTTCGTTTAAGGCTGCGGCTTTCGGGACACTTGCAGGTGATCCCGGGGCTGCTTTTGGCTCGACTGCTTTCGCATTCAAAACCTTTTTTTGCTTAGGAGACAATTTATCCATTAGCTCCCATGCTTCCTCATATCTATTTGGTGCAGCTCCAATTGCTGGCGCAAGGTTCGGCTTTTGTTTTAAAAATTCCGGTAAAAGTTCATTTATTTTCTCAAACTTTTCTGGATTGTTTCTTATCCACAACCGCTCTTCGACCATCCGGACAGTTTCAGAAGTGCTTTTACCCAGATCGGCTCGAGTTACAGGTTCGTACGCTGTTTCGTCGTATTCCTCTTTTGCTCTTTGCTCTTCTAAGCGGCGAAGTCTCTCTTCCATCTCCTGTCTTTTTCTTCGCTCCTTCTGCAAAACATGCAGGGGAACTTTTTCTACAGGAGCTTCTTGAGATGCTTCTGGTGCTTCTTCCTCGGCTTCTGGTTGGTCTTGAACTGGTGTTTCTACAATCTCTTCTTTTTCCAGAGATACGGCCTCTTGTTCGCTCATTTTTCCTCCGTATTGAACGTAACTTTCCCCTTACGCGGGTATGCTTTTCGGCATTGCGCTTTTTGCTTGCAGGTAAGCGACCCCTGTAGTGTTAAACTCTACCTTCAATTTTTTCCCCTTCTTGATTGGGGCTACCATCCATAACAATTCGCATATTCCCTTAGAGTTACTGACCCAAAACACCATCTGATTAGATGTAAATGGGGGTAATTTCTCCGTTATTAAGGGCGCGTCAATTACAAATGTACCGTCGTAATCAAACTTCGCGTGAAAAACTAGGTAGTAGTTGTTCTTGCGATGCTGATTATCCTTAACGGCCATATCAACGAATTCGTCAATGACCTTTTTTAGTGCAAGCTTCTCATCCACTAATTTCTTAGGAACCATTAGCCCGCTAATAGGGTCTTTGACCAAATCCATCTTACATCCCGCTTTCGCCTCTCAAAGAATCTACTTTCCTTTGAGCTTCCTGTAGCAGTCTGTTTGCCTTTTGCTGATCGGCATTCCCGCCGGGTCCGCATTCAGGTTTAACTCTCGATGCTCGCGATCCCGTTCCGTCGGGATAGGAACACATGCCGCGGACTGATGTAATATCCGGTCCTCCGCTTCCTTTCTTATAAGCCATATACCCTCCTTGATATTTGCTTGTTAACTAATTATTTTATACTGAACCTTGAGGGAAATTTTGCTCAAGCTCTGTAGCTGACTGCGCAACTTGCTGTTCCTGCGTTCCCTGCGTCTCTGCGTTTATCCGGTTCGATTGTTCCTCCACCTGCGCCTTTTGCATTTCCCGTCCTTCTGACTCCTGTCGCTCTAACTGGTTAACGAATTGGAGGACTTCCAGAATGCGAGAGTCTTGCAGCTTGGCTATCTCTACGATAGCGCGGGATCGGTCTAATGCTGCTTGAGCGATGTTTTGCTGAGCCTCTGATTCTCTTTCGTCTTTGAGGGACAGGTTACTAATTACGCGGCTTCGTCTTTCTTGAGCCAATCCCAATTTTTCTTCTTTCGATGCGTCGAGAACTTCCAGTTCTTTTTGTCTAAGCTCATCAGCTTGTTTTTGCTGAAGGGCAATTTGCTCATCGGCTTTCTGCATGGCTTTTTCGAGGTCTGAGAGTCCAGACATTTGCAGGGCTCGGACAATCTCAGCTTGCGGAACGTCAACGATTCCCTCGCGCTTCAGGTTCACAAGTTCGTAATAGTAAGCGTCTTTTTGAGATTTGGAGCGGACACCCTCTTTAATGACAGCATCGTATTGTTCGAACTGCTTTTCATAGAATTGGGCTGTTGGTTCTTTGCCTAAGATCCTCTTTACCTTGCCCGGAGAGTAGTTATGCTGCGTAGCTTCCAGAATAATTGAGCCTAAAACGGATTGTGACGTTTCTACTTGGTCGAAGATCTTTCGGTTTCCACGTAGCCCTTGAGCAATTCTTACCTGTGCTAACCTTCCAGATATTTGAGTATTCCCGCCCTCGTCTACTCCAAGAATCGACTCGTTGATGTTCGCTAGTTTTAGGCTTAGGTCGTCGAGGATCTTTTGGTATTCGAAGAGCGAAGAACTTGCATTCCCGCCTTGGAGTTCCTGAACCGAGTTCATCCCTTCCGGGGCGTTTTCTGGATCTATTCCTATGATCCTGTTTTGCCCGCTTTGTTGAAGGTCTGACGGGTCGGCTACAGAACCAATCATGTACTTAAACCCTGTGGCAATTGTCGAGTCGATCATGTCAATGATCTTCATATGACGCTTGTTGAATTGCCGTTGGTTATAGTATTCGGTAGCTGCGATACCTTGCAGACGTTGAGACGGCATCCAGATACTCGGCTCGAAGTATCCGAGGATCGGTACGAAAGGATAGGTTTTGTTGACGCCCGTCTTATCATCTCCGCAATAGACAGGTTCGCCGTTGAGCATAATATTTAGTTCAACAAATTCGCGTTCTACATTCTCTCGTATCTCTACATTCGGGATTTCGTTCTCGTTGATATCTAGGCTTTCCGCTTCTTCTTTCAGTTTGCGAAGCCGATATATTCCTAGCTTTAGCTTTTTGATTTCTTCATCTGATAGAGCGGTAATATCGCGATAGAACGAGGTGTTCATATCCACAAGGAAGCGTCTAGGGCGTGTTACCTTAAGATAGTATTGATCGTAGGCTATCAGGTTTCGGTTGCGGGAAAGGTTGGTAAAGTTCGGGTGATAGGATAGGAACTTGTCATCTCGCCAAGACTGTTGCACATTGTCTATTACCTCAGGATCAATGAACGGCAATAGTTGTTTTGCAAGATCCCGGTTGATTAA